TTTCCCTAGTAAAGAAATATATGAGATTCAAGGCCAAGCAGCACGTGAAGCAAGAGGCACAATTGATGGAAAAGCTGCAAACCCTGGTCGAGCATTAGCAAGTGTTGTGACGCAACCAGGTTCTGTTGAATACAACATTCTTTCGGGTTTAGTTGATCTAGGTGTCGCTCTTGCTGTACCTGCTGCTCCTGGTGGGAAGGCTTTAGCACAAGGAGTAAAAGTTGGGGCTGAAGCAGTTTTGCCTTTACGCACTTTGGCTGGTTTAACTAGAGCAGAATCAGCAATGATTATTCCTTCTAAAGTTACTGACTTTTTGCGTTCTACTGCTGGTCGTTCTGTTGTTGAACGAATAGTCAAAATAGATTCTGTTGACGAAGCAATGGAAATTTTTCCTACTGCTAACGCTAAATTTTGGCAAGAAGTAACAGACGCTAAAGATACTGTTAGTGTCCAAAATTTGTTGAACGACACTCTTGGGTTAGGCGATATCACTCGTGGTATCGGCCCTAAAAGTGTTGATGATGTGAACATTTCACGATGGGATACTGTTAAGCGGGAGATGCCGTATTTTGGTACGCAGAGCGAATCTAAAGTTGCTCGACTCATAGCGAACATGCCTGGTCAACATGTTGTGATTTCTGGTGGTTCGGATCGTGAAGTAGCAAAAAGCATTAAGAATGTTAAGAACTATTTGCGAGCTATCAAGTTAGATCAAGGTGAGCGTACAAGACTTGTTGATATGTTGACTCGTGCTTTAGTTGAAAAAGATGGGTCTGTCCGTAACGTTGTTAAAGAGATTGAAGAAATCTCAAGAGCTGCTTTTAAACAAATGGGTGTCAACGATGTTTTAAACAATGAATTGCACAAAGGTTGGGCAGGTTTTAAACAAATTGTTGACGACACTTTGTATGGTGCTATCGACGATGCAGGAACATCAGCAGATTTTGGTGGCAACTACACTTTTATCAGTGATGTCGGTCAAGTTATTACTGTTAAACAACCTTTAAACACTGCAATTATTCAATCTGAAGCAGTGAAGCATGCAATATTTTTAGCTGACCCTCGACAAATACGTCGAATTGCCGCTGGGAAATTAGCTTGGTTGACTTCTAAACAATCTATTACAAAAGGTAATAGGTTTGGTGAACTGCGTTTTCCTGTCGCTGCTATCGAGTCACTCCAAAACGATTTGTGGCGACCAATGACTTTGATGACCGGAGGATATGTTTTTCGCAACATGGGTGATTCATTGTTACGTCAATCGTATGCCCCCAATATTCAAACGGGAATATTCCATCCTTTTGAATTAATCCAAGTTGCCATGTTCAGAAAGTTTAAAGGCGACATTTTAGGTTTCTCCTTTAAAGGTGACCCTGAAGATTTGATTCGTGCAGGCCAACATGAACTTGCTGAGACTGCTGGTTTTTCTATTCGTGAAATGAACGCACCTAAAAATGTTTTGTCTCGTGAACAAAAAACTGGTGTATGGAGTCGTTTTGATCCCGATAACGGTATTGAAGCTTATAGTAAGGCCATTGCTGCTGAGATGGCTTTGCTTAATGGCGATGAGGCCATGAAACTTGCTGCTGAAGGTAAAACTGTTGACGAAATTGTAGATTGGATTTCTACTACACCTGAAGGAAATAAATATATTCGCACTATGCAAAATATATGGACTAAGAGAACAGTGATCGATCCTTCTACAGGTTTACCTGTCCGTGGTTCTGCAACGTTTATTGACCAAACTGGCAAAATCAATTTGACCGAAGTTAGAGCTTATATTGAAAATGTTACTTTTGGTCGCCTCGCTAAATCAACCGGCAATGATCCTCGACTCCTAGAAGTTGTTGCTACTGGATCGTGGACTGACTCACAAGGAAAAATTATTGACGCTTTGTTCAAACATCGAACAGGCGAAATCAAAGGTTACAGTGACGAATTTTTAAGCGAAATAAATACGATTGTTAAAGACCCCAACATTCAGTTAACCAAATTTTATAAAGCTCAAGTTACTGTTGCAGCACAAAATTATCAAGGTCGTTTAGCCCCAATTGTCAATGGTTTAGATAAATCAGTTGATATCTTTTTTGGTTCGCTATATCCAAAACGTGAATTGTTTTTGAATAGGTCTCCTGTTTTTAGGCAACAATATTTTAATGTGATTGATGAATTCCTTGATGAACTTGCTCCTGGTCAAGTAAGAGAAATTTTGCGTAGTGTTGAAGACGCAGCCAAAGCAGCAAAAGTAACATTTGATGATAAATTTTTAGCAAAATATGTTGGCAGTAAAAAGTTGGCACAAAAACTGTTGGACAAAGATTCAGGGAAGTTACCTTCAAAAGGTAATCTTACTCGTGACGAACTTGATGCTTACGCCAAAGGTTACGCATTAGACGAAACTAAAAAACTGTTTTATAACGCAGCCGAAAAATCTAACTTTGCTGACATCATGCGTATCATTGCACCGTTCGGTTCAGCATGGGCTGAAGTAACAAAGAAGTGGGCAACAATTTTAGCAACTGACCCTGAAGCTTTTAAACGGACTACTAAGGGTGTGCAAAGTTTGACAACTGCCGACCCTGACAATGATGGTCGAGGGTTCTTTTACAAACATCCAACAACCGGAGAATATGTTTTTAATTATCCGTTGTCAGAAGATTTTGCTCCGTTACTTACTATAGGTGGAGCAGCTTTAGGTTTTGTTACTGCTGGATTTGGTGGTGCTGTTGCCGGCGGTATGATAGGAAATAAACTTGCTGGCCCTGTCAATGCTGGTGTGGGAGATTTGGGTGTTGACTTGGTTGCCCCAGCTAAATCTTTGAACATGGGTATGCAATTGACACCTGGGGCTGGCCCGTGGGTTCAATGGGGCGCAGATCAAATCATGCCAAATAAACCGTCTTATGACTGGGTGAGAAAACTTATTATTCCTTACGGCGCACCAGAAGTTGATTTTGTCATTATGCCTTCATGGTTTAACAAAGCTTTAGAAGCATGGGTGGCTGACCCTGAAAATGATCGACTTTTTGGTGATATGACATTGCAATCTATGGAAGCTTTATCAATGAGTGGTAAATATGATTTGACGAAACTTGCAGACGTTCAACAATTAAAAGATGACGCTATTGATAAAGCCCGTTACTTTTTAGGTATGAGATCGTTGTTCCAGTTTCTTGGCCCAACCAGACCTGTACCAGAAATTAAAGCTCCTTTGTCAGAAGAAAAACGTCAACAAACAATTACTGTCGGTGACGAAAAATTAGATTTGTCTAAAATTGATGTTCACGGTACGGAGTTAGCAAAATATTTTAGGCAACTCCAAGAAGAAGATTATGATACTGCTGTACGCAAATTTATGGAAACTTTTGGTGACGATGCGTTTCTTTATATGGCAGGCAAAACTAAATCAACTGTTGGTGGCTTGGATGCTTCTAAAGAGTTTGCTCAATGGGAACGTGACAACTCCAAGTTCTTTGACACATACGAAGAAGTTGCAGGATATTTCGCTCCTGTAGGTACAGAGTTTGACTACCAAGTTTATACACGTCAAATTGAACTTGGTTTGCGTGAGTTGCTAAAACCTGACGAACTTGTTGCTGAATCGCAACGTCTTGTCGGTGTTGCTTTATATCGAGAAGTTGTACGATACGCTGGCCCTAAACCATCCAAAGAAGAACGACAAATCATTTCTGATTATCGTAAAGATTTGTATGAGCAGTACCCAGGTTTTAAACGTGCCGATATTAACACCAATCAAGTACCTGCAAATATTGATATTTTGTATGAAGCTGCTTTTGATAGTCGTATGGATAACAACAATATTGCTATTGCTACTCGTGAGTATTTAAATGCTCGTGATTATGCTTTAGAGATTGCTGCTGAACGTGGTGACGGTTTGGGTGCTGAGTCCAATAGTGATTTGCAAGGTATTTTGCGTGAAGAAGGCGAACGTCTAGTGGGTCAGTATCCTGAGTTCGCTCGACTATGGGATCGTCTATTATTCTCTGAAGTTGATTTAGGAAGGTAATTTATTATGGCTACACGTAAAATTCAAGACGAATCACCGCCAACTACAACTCCTCCTGGTGCTGCCGGCACTGGTTCTGCAATAGAAAATTTGGATGCTGTACAAGGTAATAAGGCAGCTGCTGAAACTGTTACATACAGTCCTGGTGAACGACTTATTGTTGTTAACGGCAAATGGCAAGTTTATAAAGGCCCAGGTCTTGTAGACGCTAACGGCAAAGTTGTAACAGAGTCTTATTACAATCTTACATCTGAACCTGGTCGTCTTTGGGCATCATATAACCCTAGAGAACGTGCCGCCAAAATGGAACAACTTGTATCGGCAGGTTTTTTATCTACTGCTGGTCTTGACGATTACAGTTCTCAAATCAATGGTATTGCTCAATGGTTGCAAGCATCTAACTATTTAGGTTTAGAAAAAGAAAATACTCTTGCAAGTTTTCTTGCCGGCGGCCCTAAAATTAGTCGTGGTGGTGGGGGTTCACCTAATTATGTTGTTTCTAACCCTGAAGAATTAAAACTTATCGCTAAAAAGGTGTCTCAGGAAACTATCGGTCGAGAGTTGAACGATGAAGATATCGACCGGTTTGTGAAGGCGTATCAGGCGCAAGAGTTACAAGCACAAAAGGGTTCGGGTGTTACTACTCGGATGGCTGGTGCTGATGTTGTTGCTCAGGAGTTTGCTCAGGAGTCTGCTCCTACTGAAGCTGCTGCTTATGAGTATCTTGGTTATGTTAATAAGTTCGTTGATGCAATTGGGAGTTTGTGATGGCTACTAAAAAAGTTCAAGGTACTCCACCTGTCGGCCCTATTGATATTGGTGGTTATTCCCCTGGTAGCGTAGGAAGCTTCGATCCGTACATACCTAAAAATTTGAAGTTTTCTGATAACAAAAAAACTAAACCTAAACCTACTGCACCAGTTGAAGCCGCAGCTGAAACACCTGTTGATTGGGAAGCCGCTGCACAAGAACAATATGGTGCGTACTATGCGATCATTAAAAGTGTTCCTGAATTAGCGGAATTTCTTAAAAAGGCTGTATCGCAAAAATGGTCTGACTCAAAGTTTGTATATGAGTTGCAACAAACATCATGGTATAACTCTACTTCTGCTTCGAGTCGTACATGGGACACTAATAAGCAACTTGACCCTGCGTCTGCCCAGCAACAGATTGATAATCGTTCTGCGACAATTCGTGAAACAGCATTAAATCTTGGTGTCAGTCTTGATGATGCGACGATCAATAAATTGTCTGAGGATAGTTTGCGTGGATCGTGGGATGCACAAGTTCTCAATAACGCTATTGGTTCTGAGGCCACTAAAACTTCTGGTGGGATGTCACAACTTCGTACAGGTTTCATGGGTCAACAGTTGAAACAAACCGCAGCAGATTACGGTATCCAGTTGTCAGAACAAACATTTAACATGTGGGTTGACAAAGTTGCTCGTGGTCAAGAGAACGCTAAGTCGTTCCAGCAGTACGCTTTGAACACGGCTAAAGCATTGTTTCCTAGTATTACTGCACAGTTGGATCAGGGTTTGACTTTCCAGCAGATCACTGATCCGTATAAACAGACAGCTGCTCGCACATTAGAGATCAACCCTGACACTATTGACTTTACTGATCCGAAATGGTCTAAGGCAATCACGTTCACTACCGATAAGGGCGAACAGCGACCCATGAACTCTAACGAGTGGGGTAACTATCTTCGTTCAGAACGATCATTGGGTTACGAGTACACTAATGAGGCTCGTTCACGGGCATACCAAGTCACATCCGGTTTAGCAAACCTTTTCGGAAAGATATGATATGAGCGATACAGGCGCACCACAGTCAGCATATGCCATCATCGGGCAAGACCTAGAACGCTACGGTTTGGGTAGCCTCACACAGTTCGTGAACGATCTTGTGTTCAAAGAGAACGTGTTAGATGAGAACATTATTCGTGGTCGTATGCGTGAAACTGAGCAGTACCGGACACGGTTCGCTGGTAATGAGGCTCGTCGTCGAGCAGGGTTCAACGTTCTTTCTGAGAACGAATACTTGTATTTGGAGAACGCTTACCGTCAACAGTTACGTTCCGCTGGTATGCCCCCAGGTTTCTATGACAGCAACGACGATTTCACTGCCATGATCGGTGGAGATGTTTCTGTAGCGGAGCTTGCTACACGGGTGAATCAGGGTTATGAGGCAGTGAAGAACGCTGATCCGCAGGTCATCCAAGAGATGCAACGGTTATATGGTGTGAACGACAGCCAACTGGCCGCCTACTTCCTAGACCCTACGAAAGCTGCTCCTATGCTTGTTGAGCAGGCTAAGTCTTCCCAGATCGCTTCTGAAGCTACCAAGCAGGCAGGATTGGCTATCACAGCCCAGCAGGGCGAGCAGTTGGCACAGGCAGGGATCAATGCGGAGCAGGCTCGACAAGGTTTCGCTACTCTCGGTCAGGCACAAGAACTGTTCAACCCTCTTGCCGGCGAACAAGGTGTCGGTATGACTCAACAGGAACAGATCGGGGCAGTGTTCGCTATTGACAGTGCGGCTGCTCAACGCCTCCGTAAGAAGCAAGCGGAACGAACCGCAGCTTTCCAGGGTGGCGGTAGTTTCGCTGGGCAAGGTCAAGGACAAACTGCTTTAGCGTAGGTACTTGCATCCTACAAATAATGTGCTACACTTAATCCGATGCCAATAGGCAGGAACACCTTAACGGGTTGTAAGCAGCGAACCGCCATGCCTCCGTGGTGGTTCTGGGCAAAGGAGTGTACATATGGACAGCGACATCGAATTCGATGAACAAGAAACAGGCCGAAATCCTCTGCGTGAACGCATGAAGCAGCTTGAATCGGAAAACGCAGCACTGAAGGCAAGGGCCGACGAAGCCTCTAACGCCGCACGTGAACTAGCTTTCGTAAGAGCAGGAGTTGATTCTGCCGATCCGATGGCCAAGTATTTCGTGAAGGCTTATGACGGTGAACTTTCCCCTGATGCCATTAGAACCGCTGCTATCGAAGCGAGACTCATCCAAGATACTAAGGCTGCACAGGTAGCGCAGGAAGCAAAAGGTTGGGACAGAACCAACCAAGCCGCTTCCGGTAACACTGTTGGTGAAGCCCCTGTGGACATGGTGACTCGGATCAGTAAGGCTACTAGCCAAGCTGAGATTGAGATGTTGCTGGAAGAAGTAAGGTCTCTCCAACAAAACTAGCCCCGAAAGGCAAATCTCATGGCTTATACCCAGACATCCTCCCTATCAGTTGACCAGGTGGCGTTTGATCGCCTGGCCTATTTCGCTCTCCGTTCAGAACTGTTGTTCGACGCTGCTGCCGATGTCCAACCGACGCAACAGGCTATGCCTGGTACTGGCGTAACGTTCACGATCTTCAACGATCTTGCAACCGCTACCAGCACCTTGTCGGAAACCACTGACGTTACTGCACCCGCTTTGAGCGACTCGCAGGTCACGGTTACCCTCAACGAATACGGTAATGCCGTTATCACCACCGCTAAGTTGCGTGGAACTGCTTTCCTTGACGTTGACTCGGCTGCCGCTAACATCGTTGGTTACAACGCTGGTGCTTCAATCGACGAAGTTGCTCGTGAAGTTCTCGCCGGTGGATCAAACGTGATCTACGGTGGTGGCGGTACGACTACTCCTTCAAGCCGTACCACGGTTAAGGCTGTTGACATCATCGAAGCTAACGACATCCGTAAGGTGACCGCACAGCTTCGTGGTGCTAACGTTCCTACTTTCAACGGTTTGTACATGGCTTACATCCACCCCGATGTTGCTTATGACTTGCGTCGTGAAACTGGTGCTGCTGCTTGGCGTGACCCGCACGTGTACCAAGACACTTCGAACATCTACAACGCCGAAATCGGTGCTTTTGAAGGTGTCCGTTTCATCGAAACTCCTCGTGCAAAGGTGTTTGAGAACGCTTCTGACGGTTCGGGTTCAACCGGAACTATCGAAGTTTACTGCACTCACGTGATGGGTCGTCAGGCTTTGGCTAAGGCGTACTCGTCAATTGACGGTAACGGTTCAGTTCCGAAGGTCGTTCGTGGCCCTGTGGTTGACACCTTGAACCGCCTCCAGCCAATCGGCTGGTACTGGTTGGGTGGCTACGGTCGCTTCCGTGAGGCTTCGTTGCGCCGAATCGAGTCTGCAAGCTCTCTCTGAGTTTGTCCGGTGTGAAGGCTGGGTGGTACGATACAATGGTGTCGTGCCACCCAGTTTTTCTTTTTGTAGGAGTGTTTGATGAGTATTTCTAATTATGGTGAGTTAGCGTTTCTTAATACGTTGCGTAACACTTCGTTTGCTGTGACTGCCCCGTATGTGAAGTTGCATTTGGGTGATCCTGGCGAAGCTGGTACATCTAACGCTGCGGTTGAAGCGACTCGTAAAGCGATTTCGTTTAGTGCTGCTTCGGGTGGTTCGATGGTTTCTAGTGCGACGGTTGAGTGGACTAATGTGTCTACGACTGAGACTTATTCGCATTGGTCGTTGTGGGATGCTTCGACTGCGGGTAACTGTTTGTGGACTGGTGCTTTGGCTTCGTCTGCTGCGGTTACTGCTGGTGACACATTCCAGATTACGAGCCTTACACTGTCGTTGGACTGAGTAGATGGCTACTTCGTTTCCTTCGGGGCTTGATGCTTTAACTAATCCTACGTCTTCGGATGGTTTGAATTCGCCGGATCATGCGGGTCAACATTCTGATGCTAATGATGCTATCGAGGCATTGGAGGCAAAGGTTGGTATTACTAGTTCTGCGGTTACGACTAGCCACGATTATCTGATTAAAAATAATACTCCTACGGGTGTTATTAATATGTGGGCTACGACTACTGCGCCTACATCGTGGTTATTGTGTGATGGTACTGCTGTCAGTCGTACTACTTATGCGGCCTTGTTTGCTGTCATTAGCACTACTTATGGTACTGGTGATGGTTCTACAACATTTGCTTTGCCTAACTTAAAAGGTAAAGTTCCTGTTGGTCGTGATTCTGGTGATGTTTCGTTTGACAGTATGGGTGAACTTGGTGGTGCTAAGACTCATACTTTGACCAGTTCAGAATCAGGCGTACCAGCCCACGGACACGCTAATACGGCAACATTTACTGGTACTGCTGCAAGCCACAACCACACACAAGATTCTCACAACCACACACAGAACTCTCATAACCATACGCAAAACTCGCACACTCATGGTGGTTCTGTTGGTACTGGCGAATTCTTATATCGTGATACAACATACGCTACTGGATACAACTCTTGGGTCGGCGGCGTTTATCTTGCTATTACTTGGAATGGTGCAACTGCTGGTGCAACTGCTGTCAACCAAGCACAAACAGCAACCAACATTGCTGCAACAGCAACCAACCAAAGCACATCCATTACTCCAGCAGGAACAGTAGCAATGAACAACACCAATAATACTGCTGCCAACGCCTCATCAGCACACAACAACCTCCAGCCGTATATAGTTCTCAACTACATCATCAAAACATAAGAGGGAACATGCTGCCAATAATTGAATTCCAAACCCATCCCGCATACAACGAGTTTTGTACGACATTTACTGATGAACAAAAAATCTATATGGTTCGAGAATATCGTGACATGCTTTTAGTGCAATCCGATTTCAGTCAACTAGCAGATTCTCCAGTTGATAAAGAAGCGTGGGCTGTATACCGCCAAGAACTTAGAGATTATATGGTCACATATGATTCTTCTAATACAAACCCTATTTTCCCACAAAAACCATAGGGGTCTAAATGGCTCGCCTGTATAACGACTCCTCGTTTCTTTATAACGCTAGTAATCTTTCATACAACGGCGTAGTCACATTTACGAATACGGCTACAGGTTCGGGTACTGGTACAGAGACAGCAGTATCGTCGGTTACACGAGCAAGAACCGCTACAGGTTCAGGTGCAGGAACAGAAACTGCCGACTCGAACATCAATCCAGTTCGTACCGCTACAGGTTCAGGAACAGGAACAGAATCGGCTACCCGTATCCGTGTACCAGTCCGTACCGCTACAGGATCAGGCGTAGGAGGATTTGATTCCACCGGACTCCACATCGCCCCACGTTCTGCTACAGG